TTATTTTCACCGGCCTCTGCACTCAATCTACCAAACGCAAGTATATAACCGCCGTTGACACCTTTTTCGTTAGGAAAATAAGTATTGTGCCAGTTCAGGGCCCACTGCAAATCTTGCTTGCCTAGCTCGAATATTTGGTCGGTTTCTGCACCATGTCGGCCGATATTATTTACACCAATAATATAAGTAACCATGCCAGGTTGTGCTTGTTGACCTTTTGCTTCTACTGCTGGTGCCGGATACATATTATTTTGTTCTAGAATCAATTGCAATTCATGACTTTGCACATCTTCAGTAAGTGTCGACTCGTATAATCGCTTGCCGCTGACACGACTACGATGTACAAAATATGGATCAATCAATTTGCGACCACTACCACCCAAGCGTCTAAAGCCATAATTGCCAGTAGCTTCTCCTACATCTTTGCTGCCTGGGACGACCAAATTGTCACCTACTACCTTGCATTGAATTTTGGTACCAGCTGCAATTAATCCAAAATGTTTCATTAGATAAAATGCTGTGCCACTTTGTTGCCCCTCCCAAGAGGAATAACGACCGGTTTCTTTAATAAAAATCACATTAAGCGGTTGCATAATACGTGGATCAAACAAAGTGATAATATTGTCCGCGATATGTGTTTCTTCTAAGAAGCGTTGGATATCAACATTGATGTCGATCAAACTTTCGTCAACCTCCATAAGGTATCCAAAATGTTCTTGCGTGTAAACTTCGCCATTCAATCGTTGTTTCAGTGTATCAATTGCTGCTTGAATTTTGGCACTGGTAATTAGCGGTTGTGCGCGATCCGGCAATGCTTCGTATTTGCCACTTTTACTAGTCAATTGCTGATTTTTAATTTTTGCAATAGGAGCAAAAGGATTTGCTCCGCGCACTACTGTACGCAGCTGATTTACATTATTCACGGACATTGTTGATCCTTCAATAAAGTTATAAAAGAACTGTAGTATATAAAAAAAGAAAATTGTTGTCAACCGTTGCTAAAGTTGCAAGTTGTCCAAATACTTCTGTAGATTATCGCCATGCAATTTTAGCAACACTGTTTCTTGTTCGCCCAATAGTAGCAATTGATCAATTTTCGCAATGTAGTACGGACAGGCCAATAATCTGCTCATTTGGATCATGGTACGATTTCGCATTGGCTCAGGCAACACACAGTCGTAAACAGGAATCTTGGTGAATTTTTTTATAAACTCAATGCCAGACTTGGTTAATCTTAGATTGTTTGGTTTGGTATGGATCCACCACCAAGACTTGATGAATTGAGGATATGTAGTCGTATCAGCGCCTGCGGCCTGCAAAATGCTTTCGGTATACCAACGCTGATTACGGGTAGATTTGGTCACCATGTTTCATCAACACAACAGTAAATTTGTCAGTTTTGAACAGGGTATTGAGTTTTTTTGCCAAGTTGATAGCATGTCCGCTGTTTGAAAAACTAACCTTCTTGTACTTGGGACCAGGGTACGCAACCAGCATGTTTTGGCTTTTTAGATTGATGGGTTGTTGGTCGTAGAAAACCGCCCATATACCTTCACTTGACAGCACTTGGTCGCTTTTGTAATTTAGTTTGTTTACATGCTCTAACAACACATTTGGTTTAGGTCTTGACATTGGAATCTTCCTTGAACTAGGTATTTATGACAATAACGGCGTAGTTTATTTAAACCCGCCGCCGTCCATGAATACACTGTTAACAGGTTCGGGATCTGATCTATTTTGCAATTCTGCTATCATTGACAACAAAGAAAAAATATCTGCATGTATGCTCCGTGCTTCCTCAGAACTCAGCATCAGCTGTTTGCTGTTTGTTTGATTCATCTGCCGGACTCTGTTGTTAAAATTTTGTATTGATAAACTATGCTGCATTGTTTGCTTCCTGTTCTGTATAAAATGGTCCTTGGAACTCATATCGATTCAAGGTAATGTTTTTGGGGCAAAACTGCAAACACCATGTGTGGTTGATTTTGATCAAGTAGTAACCAGCACAGTATAAACTTTTACTTTTTAAAGACCTGGAATAAATTGGCAGCTTGCGTTTGATATCGTACACCTGATTGTAGGCTTTGCCAACAATGGGATAACTGTATACATTATTTTCTTTTTCAGGTCGCTTGTTTGATATTGCTCGCTGAAATTTGATATGATAAGTTTGCTTTAAAATTTGCACAGAAGGAAAATATTCGCGGGTCTCTTGATATACATAAACAAAGCCTCCATCTTCTCGAGCTTGGATAGTGGCAATCCTTGTACCCCTATCTTCAACCACCCAGAACTTGTTTTTTACTACAGGTTTTGCAATTCGTTCTGTGATCATGATTTTAATGTGTGGTGAGTGATAATTTTGCCCAGCTCGCGATCAAAATCTGTGGTGTCACTGATGACGTAAATGTCACGGTCTGCACCATAGGTATCTTTGTCAATCTCAACCACGTAACCACCGTGTGCTTCGTAAATGTTCAATGACATTTTTTTATTTGGGAATCTATGTCTTGATCCACCAACACTGCCTGTAATATCGTCAATTCTGATTGCTCCAGGCAGCGCAGCACCTAACGTGTATGTAGTTCCTGTATTCATAGAGTCTCCTAAGTCAATGGTAATATCGTGTGAATCTAAATCTAAAAAATTGGTATCTATAGTAACAGTGTTTGAGGTCATTGTTTTATCATTTCCATCATGATAGACTGTGATACCTGCTTGGCAAAGTCTTCTTCCTCTTTGATCATGTAAAGAGTGTGTTTGGTTTCGTCGTCATGTTTGTCGTACACATGGGTTTCAAGAATATGTCCACCTACACATGTGTACAATTTAAAAGTCATACTATCGGCCTGAATACAGGGATTACCGGTACCCTCATCATCTGTCCAAAAGTTATTCTTAGGTGGAACATTTATGCGGGCTCGTCGTGTCCGTTGAACTTGGCCAATTTCGTCTGCACGTTGTTGTGCTGTGAATTCAGCATCGTCCTCCCAGGCACGTTTGCATACCCTCCAGACAATTTTTCTAAACCATTTCATTTGCGATCTCCATAATTTATACCCATTCTCCTAACAGTATTGAAATTGTAAATGCAATACTCAAATATGTAAAAGAGTGTAGCAATTGATCCATGCCCATCCAAACCCAATACGCTCGGTCCTCGGTGGTCAATCTTACAACAACCCTGACTCCAACCCAGTCTATAACATAGTGTAACGCAGCATCAAGTGCAGCCAACATGACACAAGCTTGTATGCCCACAAAATGCATGAGTACCACATAGGTCAATGCACCGTGCAGTCCAGCATGTTGTAGCCCTCCGGTGCGCCCAAGATGGCCTTTGTCTTTGAACATTCTATCAGTTTGCCAACAAAAGTCGGCTAGAAAATGCTTGACAAACAGTAATGTCAATATTAACCAGATAGTCATATTAATAACGAACTACCGGACCAGGAGGCAGCGGTGGGGTTGGCAATCCAGCAGGTTGACATACAAATCTTCCGTAGATGCTGTAGTCGCGTTGGCCTAGTTCCCTGAACGCTTCATAACATGCAGCTTTATCATGATAGGTTCCCAGGTATCGCCAGTTACCGTGTTCTGTTCCGGTAACAGTGGAAATGGCCATGGTCCAAAGTAATAGTATATGTGGCATTGTTTGCTCTTTCTGTTTGATTTAACGCTGGGGATATTCTGCACTTAACACTTCGCTATATTGTGCAGCAAATTCGCTAAGTTTGGCCAAATCGTACTTGCCGCAAAATTTCAAGAATTGTGCTCCTACCATGGGCCTAGTTTGTTTTACAGCACCTTGTGCAATGGTGGTAGCAATTTTACCTTTGATATCGTCAGGTTGTGCAGTAAGATCAACTAGAGTAACATTTCTATTGTAGTCATCCAGCACACGATGTTCAATACCGTTGTGATCGGTCCACCGCTGTAGCATGAGATTGTTCCAGTTAAAACCTTTTTTATCTCTGTCCTCATATGCTTCTTGCAGGCCAACCTTGTTCTTGGAACCTTTGGTCCTAACACCTGGGTATGCACTGAACACATTGTCCGATGCATCGCCGCGCATGCATTTTTCAAACAAGATCCATGCGGGATCTGGAATCTTTTTTGGTTCTTTAGTTTTCTTGTCAACCACCAGTTTACCTCTCTTGTCCAGAATACCTTCTAGTGTATGCAGCTCGTCTGCAATACCGTTGTATTGATTCACGTTTGATGCTAGCAATTGATAAAAGTCTGTGTCGCTGCTGACAATGGTATGATGATCATTCGGATGACTTTGTATAAAGCCGGCGATAAGATCATCCGCTTCCAGTTCAGAATGTTGTAACACAGTGCAATTGGTCTTTTCAGTCAAGAATGTTTTAAGATCATCAAACGCTTCCCAAAACAGTCGGTCTTCTTCGGCTTCTGTTTCGGTTAAGGCAGCTCGAGCCACAGCACGATTCTTTTTATATGGTTCATAAAAATCTTTGCGCCATGAACGGCCTTCTAAGCAGAAGACCACATGATCGGCTTTTTGCTCGCGCCAGGCTTTGTTGACTGAACCCAATGTTACATGAATAGCAAAACCCAGTTTGTCCCATGTATCGCTTTGGCGATGGGCACTGTGTCGGGCACGAAAGAACGTGTTAGCTGTGTCTACAATTAGATATCTCATGTAGTAATATTAGCATATTATAACAATTGTGTCAAGTGCGGTAAAAGAAATTCTGCCCATTTTCTATGAGCATCCGCATCAAAATGGTAACTTGGTTTGGATTGAAATCCCGAATTGGTTAACCATTTGTAATAGGTCAAGTCAGGATCGTATGGGCCAAGATAGTTATTAAACCAGTCAGCTGGCGACTGCCGAAAGTAATTGTAAGTATTAAAAAACAAATGTGGGATTTTAAGATCCAATAATTCGGTATGTAGCTCGTATAT